TCGCTCCCGCGTGCATCGCACGCAATCTCGAACTCAACTCGATCTGTGGCTTGCCATCGAGTTCTCTCCTCGCCGCTGCGAGTGCTTCGTGCAGATAGAACACGAACTCTTTGTCCGTCGGGAATACTCCGAAGTATATCCCTACTGCACTCCCGAGCCTTCTCACCCTAAATGCGTGCTTGCGCCAGGGGAAATAGACGATCCGAAAATCGTCGTCGTTCAGCCCGTACTTCTCACTCCCGATCTTGTAGGCGATGCGCTCAAGAACTTCGTTCACTTTCTGTATCGTGAGTGCGCCTAACTGTGTGCCGTTGTCCTCACTCATGAGGCCACCAAGCCTGCAAACTTCTCTTGCAGTCTGACGGTAGCGGCAGCGCGCATCGCGTATGCCTTCCCAAGCCCTGCGCGATATTTCGACGCCTGGCGCTTACTCGGCGCGATACCTGCGAGTTGACACGCCATACGGAACAACTCGTCCGTATGTGCGAACTCAGCGTTCGTTATGTAACCCTTCGGTACCTTGAACATTGTCGCTCTGCTCCTTGCGTTCAGGGTGAACGAGCGGAACTGTGGGACGCTGCGAGAGGTGCATGAGCCAAATCTTGCATGGCCCGCACACTCGCACATCACGCCATTTCGTGGTGGCTAGTTTGTTCCAGCAGTGTTGACAGACCATCGTGTGCTCTGCTCCTCAGGTAGAGGGTGATCGAGCATTATGCGGGTTAACCGACCAATATAACACTATTGGACCATTTTGTCAAGCCTTAGGTTAAACGGTTGAACCTGAGCTAGAGCTCACTCACGAGTTTCCCCGTGCGGGGAACATTAATGCAAGCCTCTCGGGTACCCATATTCCCCGTGGAGGTGCAAGGGTACATGCATACGCCACAATGACTTAACCCCATTTCCCCCCACCCCGTGCCCCATGGGGAGACCCCCCTCTCTCCCCCATCCCCGGCCCCCAGATTTCTCAGACGCTGGACCTCCGCCAAAACTCCGCAGTAAAATTTATACTGAGGCCCTATGCCTCTCTTTTTATTTATATTTTTTTTTAATAATACTAACTACACCCACTCAGGCACCGTTTTGCCCCACTCAGGCATCCGAGCGCACCCCTCAGTGTGTCAGACGGACACGGTGGGGGAGGGGGGGTCCACCCCACGGGGTGTAAAACGGTGGGAAACCCATGTGCCGCATGCACTTACGACGTTTTGGGGGCCGTTTCCGTGGGGAATACGGGTACCCATATGCATTGCAAACGGGTTCCCCGGCGCGTGGAAACCGTGCTCAGCACAAAAAACCCCCTGGGTTCCCGGGGGTCTCTTGTGTGCTCGACCTCAGGCGCCGAACTGCTGCGCGATGGTCTCGAGGTACTGGTCGTCCACCTTCTCGCCCCGCTTGATACGAGCGAGCATTTCGTCGAACGCGGCGGCTTTCGCCTTGACGCCCGGCGCGCGTGCGCCCTGCGGGGTGTAACCACGACTCGCGGCCTGTGCCCGTGCGACCGCGGCCTCCACGAGTTTTGTGAACTCGTCCGTTCCCGGCCGCACGTTCGCGGGAATGGTCAGGTTTCGAACCACGGGACGTCCAGCGTTCCCCGCGTCGGTGCTCATGTGACCGTTCGCCCAATCGAGCGCCTTGTCGAGCCCTCCCGCGATAGACACGAGTTCGTCGAACGTATCGACCTGCGGCACCTCACATTGCCAGGTTTGTTCCACCCCGGCAACCTTCGTGGACACTTCGAGTACGGCGTACTTCATACCTACCTCCGATGTGAAAGAGCCCGTGAGTTTGCGCGTCACGTCGCGTGAACCATTCCGAACGCACCAATATATCAGCCCCTACCCGAAAAGTCAAGTGTGTCGTTTGGACACACAAAACGGGATGCAAACGTTTGCACTCCCTCCGACCGCCGAGCGTGCAAGAAATTGCACTCTCCGCGCGTGTCAAATCGACACACGAGAGAGTGCAACTTTTTGCATCACGAGTTCCCCCCACTACGCTTCGAGCGTGGCCTCGCGAATTGCGACCACATCCCAACCGAACGCAGCCAACGTTGCCGCAATACGCAACGCAAACTTCTGCGTGTCCGCTAACCAGGACACCTTGCGAAACGCGACCATTCCGCGCCGCATATCGCCCCTCCGCCGTTTCGTGGCGGTCACTACGAGTCGGGTCATCTGTCCACTCACTTTTAGGGTCATCCCGAATATACCCTACGACGCACTCGAACGCAAGCCCTCAAATGTCCGGGTCTTGTCAATGCAACTTATTGCACTCTCGACAGTGAGTGAACACTGTCACATCACTGTCACTATTGCTAACACTGTCACGACACTGGCGAGGGAGTGGCGCCCGTGCGCCCGCCACAACAGTGTCGCAACAGTGTCGCCTCCCGACGGCGGGCGTGTGAGTGAGTGCTCGTTCACTCTCCCGTCATGAGTGAGCACTCACTCACAACGATGCCGATCGCGGTCGAGCACACCCCCCGTGAGGGGAAAATCGCTCTGCGGCGCGCGCTAATCACGTTCTAGCAATTTATGCATAAAAAATAGGAAACTACTCGTAATCGCGCTGGAGCTAGGAAAGGTGGGGTGCGCTCGGGAAAGTAGGGAAAGCTCAGGCTTTCATTTATAAAATTTCGGGATTTGGGATGTACTCAGTTTCGACGAAGTAGCGGAGTTTCATTTATAAAAATTTCCGGTTTAGGCATGTACTCAGGTTAAACGGTTGAACCGGAGAGAGAACATACGAGTTAGCATGGGCACGGTGAACATGCAAACATTTGCACCCCATACGGGGAAAGCTCAAATGCTATTGCGTATGTAACTAGCAAGTCGTAGATTGTTAACTAGCGAAGTACGCCCACCGGGAAAACGAACGCGGAGAGACACGATGAGCTACGACGTAGCGCGCGGCCCCGTTCTCACTGTGTTGAATGGTGGAACAGATAGCGCCGCGATAAAGGTACACGGTACGCTGTCCGACGCCGTTCTCGCGTTGCTCTTCTCTCCCGCGTCTCTCAACACGGGCGTATTCATCATTCAGATCACACCGGACGATCCTGATTCCGCCGCGCCGGTTTGGTACACACACCCAACCACAGTCCCGGCGGCGGGCGCTGTTGCTGCACTCTCTACATTAGCGGCGATCGGCTTGCGTATTCACGCGACGACGCCTCCCAACGCAGATACGATATTCCGCTTCAGCAAGCAATATATGGCGGGAGCTGAATCGTGATCGACGTCGCACGATTTGCAGTCACGGTTCCGAACGGTCAAGGCGCAAGTGCTGCGATCCCTGGGCATCGTGGCTTCTCCGATGCTGCTCATGCGTTGCTTACTGGTAACGCAGGACTGATCTGCTATGCTCCTGCGAGCTTGAACGGAGGCGTGTACGTTCATCAGTTCTCGTACGCTGATGCTGACGATCCAGCCGCTGTGTGGTTCTCCAGCGGTCAAGCGGTGCCGGGAGCAGGACTTGCGGCGGTTGCTCCAACTATAATGGGAGCCTTCGTCTCCTACCGTATGCAAGCCACTACCCCACCTAACGCTGACACCACGTTCAAGTTCGTCAAGCACTACGCGACAGGACGCAATTTCAAGTCCGACGTCGCTCGCTTCGCACTCACCGTACTAAACGGCCAGGGCGCGAGCGCGGCCGTTCGTATCCACGACGTTTCTTGCGACGCGATCGTCAACGCGATGTTGTCTGGACTCGCTATCTTTTCCCCTGCGTCGCTCAATACAGGCGTGTTCAAAGTTCAGGTCTCGTGGCACGATCCTGACGATCCAGCGATTGTGTGGTACGACGAAGGCACTGCGGCAGTTGCAGGCACAACGACCACACTCTCGGCAAGAGCACACGGAGCAATCTCGCTCCGGGTTCAGGCCACCACACCTCCGAACGCAGACACAACGTTTAAATTCGTTAAGCAATATCTCGCTCGGTGGGCTGCGTGAGTGGACGCGCGTGTACGTGCGTGAATCACGGTATCATTCCACAGCTCGACATCGAGACTACGCTCTGTAAAGTGTGTGGTGGTTACGTACAAGCTGTGTGGAAGCAGTACACGAGCGACGGCAAGACGAGCTGGTCTCCAACGTACGTTCAATCGGGCGTGACCGCGTGAGCGATCCGAAGGAGGCCCTAACGGAGTTGTTACGCCATCAACGACGCCTTGTTGATGGCGTGAGTGAACTCAACAACATCGTGACGATCTTGAAGGGCGAAATGGATCTCGCGGTGGGACGAGCTCAGAAAAGACTCAGCGAATTCTACGACAAGTTTCCAGAGTTCAAAGAGTGAATACACTCTCAACGATAGTCACGACAGCGGTAGTTAGCGCGTTAGGACTCGCGTTCTCTGCCGCTCTCACGGTACAGGGTGAGCCCAACATACCTATCTCGGTAATTCCCACGATCAATTTAACTGCCGTGATTATCGGCTCTGTTTCGATGGGAATGCTACTCAACAGAGTTAGGCAGTTAGAGCGACGTATGGACAAAGTACAACGCAAGGTGTTCAACGAGGAAGAGGACAGACGAAAGGGGGAGCGATGACTCTTCGAGGCGTGATTCTGTTCACGGTGGTCGAAGTCATTACGCTCGTGTTGTGGTTGGTTCTGGCGGGCGTACCATTCACCGGCCACTACGTCGCGGTGATCGTGCTTGTGGTCGGCATCTTCATCGAGCATTACATCTCGGTCAACGTAGGTGCAGGTCGTCGTCCCTTTGCGAAATATCCCTCTTAGGGAGGAAGCGATATGTTTGCGGAAATCATGCAGATTGCACCGCCCGACACCGCGCTCGGAATCGCACTCGCAGCTATGGGCGCAATCGCGACGTCGAGCGCGCTAGCATGGTCGAAAACAACCGACGCGAAGATCGTGCAGAAGCCGCTGTTTCGCAAGCTACAGCCCGTGTTCACGCTCGGTGGAGCGTTGTTTGCTCCGTGGTTCGCAAGCAAGCTGGGCATGCCGATCGACACCTCAGCGTTCGGCGCTGCTCCAGTTGCAACGTTAGCAACAGTGGTTGGAGCGGAACTACTCGCGATCATCAAGAGGAGCACATGAAGCTCGCCGCGCTAGTTCTCGTACTCGCGTCACCACTCGCAGCACAGGTGGGCTACACACCACAGCCGCTTGTTTTCGGCTCGGTGAAGCTCGGGACTACGAGCATAACGATCACGACTACGCTCAAGAACACGAGCGCCGCTGCGTTCAACTTCTGTGGTAACGCAGGCTGTGTGACCGCCGCTGGCTTGTCGAAGAGTCGGATGGCGGGCTCTTCGGACTTCCACTACGTTACGGAAGCGGGCTGTAACAATCCGTTCGCGGCGGGAGCAACGTGTACGCTGTCCTACAACTTCAAGCCAACGAGCGTCGGGAGCAAAATCGGTAGCAACATCGTAGCAACGTCGGCGGGCGAGTTCGCTATCAACTTTACCGGAACCGGAGCAGACACGGTAACTGTCCCGCCACCGCCTCCCACTCCTCCACCACCTATCGCTGTCGCGGTGGTGCGCCTCAACGTCGCGGGTACCCTATACCTCCTGTTGCCTAGTGGTACCTGGCAGAGCATCGCGGTACCTGAAGATGCGGCTGGCAACACGCTGGTACGAACAGTAACATGGCGTGCGAGCACTCCGACTGTCGCAACGGTCGATGCGACCGGATTCATTCGGGCCCTTAGTCCAGGTACCGATACGATCACCGCGACAGCAGGTGGCGTGTCAGGCTTCTTCCTGGTGGACGTGCGGCTCCCAGCGCCTCCGCCTCCGCCCATCGTCGCGAAGCCGCCGTGGTGTGGCTCGCAGTTCCCGGCCATGCCCGGCTGTGGAATGCGTGCTTCGAGTTGGGCTCTGCTCGGAGTCACCAGCACAGTGGGAACTCAAGGTCCGTGGTTCTTCACAGACTCAACCGATCAGATGACCAAGGTTGTGCGATGCACGGTCAAGGACTCGACACCATGAGGTTCACGCTCGCGCTTGTACTCGCGCTAGGTTGCACATCGCACCAGTCAGCACTCCCAAAGCTCTTGAATCCTCGGCTAACGCCACCTGAGGCAGAGCGTTCAGTGGTAGTCGGTCGCATCCTTTCCAAGGTTAACGACTCCCTGAACTTTCCTCACGTCGTTGTCGTGGACACAGTGGGGCGCCCGTACCAGATCATGGTGATGAGTCTTACCACCTTCGGGCCTCTAAAGTCTGGGCAACACATAACAGCGTGGTGCCACGGAGCCGCAGGCGATCTCGTTGCTGATTCGGTAAGGATAGACGAGTGAACATTCCCGGGGTTGTCGCTGACCACTCGAAAGCTGGTGAGCACGCAACGGCGGTGCCGCAAGGCACTATATGCGGCTTATTGGCAAGCGAGGTTCAAATCCTCGCCCGGGAGCCATGAATCACAGAAGCAGCAACTACACCAGAAAAACCGCAGTACAGCTGCTCTGGCACGTAGTAGATGCTGCAACTGTACAGCCAAACCCAACACCGGAATTGAGACATGCACTCAACATCCTAGCAGACTATGTGAAGGTTAGTGTCACTGGGCGGATACAGGGTAGGAAGCATAACCTCTTCACGGAGGAGCAATGGGTGCCGAAAACTTCTGGAAGCCCTACAAAATAGGCTCCGGTCGCGACCAACCCGGTAATCCGACCGAGCAGGGCGAGAGTCACCCTGGCTTCAAGGCTGTGCAAGCGAAGATCGCAAAGCAAAAGGGTAAGGGAGGCAAGGCGCTCGGAAAGGAACGCGCTGGTGCGATCTTGGCCGCGCGGAGCCGAGCTGCTTCGCCCGCTGCGAAGAAGGCGAACCCGAACCTGAAACGTGTGAAGGGATACTAACATGCCTGGTGAACAAACAGGAGAATACGGACATGGCACACTCGAAGCATTCTGGCGCCCCTACTCGATCAAGAGCGGGCGGGACCAGCCGGGCAACCCCAAAGCGGACGGCGAGCGGGGGGCACAAGAGCGGCTACCTTCAACGCACAGTAAGGTCTCACCTGAAAAGGCTAAGAAGATCTTGAAGGATGGCTCCGTGCGGGGCCACGAGCTTACGCCCAAACAACGCGGCTTCTTCGGAGCGGTTGCAGGAAGGGGGAAGAAATGATCGAGGGACTTGCTGTTGGAAGGATCGTCCACGTAAAGCTTGGCGGAAATTGCCGCCCAGCAATCATTGTGCAGGTTTGGGCCGACGACAAAATCAACGCAGTTTGTTTTGTTGACGGCTCCAACGACGGCTTGCCGCCTGGGCAGCATACGAAGTGGTTTACTTCGTTGCACTATTCCGACAATCATGATGAGTTGAACAGCTTCCATTGGCCAGAGCGCGTACCATGAAAGACCCCTGGAAGCATCGCAGCGCGAACATGAGCTGTTCCACTTGCATGTGGTTTGTGCTGAAGGAGACCGACGAGAAGAAGGGTGGTCTCGTTGGACGCTGCCGTCGTCACGCTCCTTCACAAGCCGCAATCGGGTGGCCAGTCGTGTACACGACCGATTGGTGTGGCGACCACAAACTCGACGAGAACAAAGCGTGAGACTCAGCGAGCTACACCCATTACTCGAGGACGCCGGCGATGGCGCATGTTATCTCGAGTTCGATTGCCCAACACACGGTCCAGGATCAAAGCGGAGCGACGGTGAGTTCCGTGACAGCGTGTGTATCAAGATCGCACCACCACTCGAGTCACAGACGCCGCGTGTGTGGGGCTGGAACGGCGAGCGAGACTTTGAGAAGCTGACGATCAGACCCTCGGTAAACTACTTTGAACACTGGCACGGCCACGTAACGAACGGCGAGGTCACAAACGCATGACCGCCACTCTCCCAGAACGCCCCGCCAAACTCGCTAAGTGGAAGCCTCGCAAGTGGGACGTAGTGTACGATCAGATCGTTATGCTAGATACGCTCGGCACTCCACAAAAACAGATTGCCGAGATGTTTGGCTACACGGTCCAACACATCTCCAACATCGTACAGTGCCCTCAAGCAAAACTCACTCGCGGGAAAGTTTTAGAACAACTCTCCAAATCCGCAATCGAGAAAGTCTCCAACGACCTCGAGCTTCTCGCTGTCCAAGCAAAGAAACGTATCGCTCAAGTTCTCTACAACGACGAGCTTTTCGAGCGCAGTCCGTTCGCGGTCGTCGATCGTGGAATTGCTGTGCTCAAGGGTGTTGGTAAGTTGAAAACTGAGGACGAGGCCGCACGAGGCATCCGCATCAACAAAGCAGTTATCTTCACTTCTGACGACGCTAAAGCTGTACGTGAAGCCTTGTCGAAAGCAGACGAAGCCAAGCTCCTTCACCCAATCGACGTAACACCAAGTGAACCAAGCGGCAACGGTAACAGCTGAGAGCTTCGAAGCTCTCTATAGCGACGAAGCCATCGCTAATGCACAGCGAGCGGCCGAGCGCAAGTACGACCAGTTAACAACGGAGGAGGTCTCTCACTTGCGTTGGCGTTGCAAGACAGACCGCTTGTTCTTGGCTACGTTGCTCGGTTATGATCGCTTCGCTGTGAACTTGCATGGTCACCTGTTCGCTTGGATGGCACGAACGGCGTGGGAGCAATTCCGTATGGTCTTGCTCCCCCGCGGCCACTTAAAAACGACAGGTATAACCATCGTTGACTCTATTGGCGCCGCCCTCACCGTTGATGCGGGCACGGAAGTTCCATATCCTTATTCCCTTGGTCCAGAGATAAGGATACTCCTCGCACACGAATCACAAGGACCGCCGGGCGGCGCCACACGTTTCTTGTACGAACTAAGTTCGCATTTCGTTTCCAACCCACGCTTGATGGGACTCTACCCCGAGCTTGTTCCTTCGTCTCGGGTTCAACGGATGAACCTGTTTGAGCTCGAACTCCCTCGTCAATCGCATTGGTCCGAGCCAACGTTCGATACGATTGGTGTCGGCGGGCGTGCACAGGGACGTCACTATAACTTCATTAAGCTCGACGACCTCTTTGGCGACAAAGCGAGAGACAGCAAGGCAGAGCGTGAAGCCACGATCACGTGGTTCAACAACATTCAGTCATTCCTGATTCGGCTTGGAAACGACCACATCGACATCATCGGTACACGCTACTCGCTTGACGATATGTACGGTCACGCGATTAAGCAATACGGGCACAAGCTGATCAAGTACATTCGTAAAGTGGAGGAACGCAACAGCGACGGCAAGCTTCTCCCAATCTTCCCTGAAGGTGACTTCACTACCGACGCTCTTTCAATCCTCCGCAAAGACCCAAAGACCTGGGTTCAATACTCCAACGATCCCAAAGCCGACTTCGCGGTTTTCGATCCGAACTGGAAGCGTTACTACAACATGATCGGACGAGATCGCGTTTCTGCGTTCTTGGGTAAGCAAACCGTTACGTGTCCAATTCGTGATCTCGACCGCGTGATCTTGGTCGATCCTGCCGTCACTGAGACGCCTGGCATCGTGATCACAGGCACAGACGAAAAGATGCGCGTGTTCATTCTCGAGACCGTTCGACGCAAGATGAATCCGAACGATTTCGTGAACGAACTATTCAAGCTTGTTCAGCGTTGGTCTCCGCGCACCGTTGCTATCGAGGAGGTCGTGTTTTCCTCTGTGTATAAGTCTTGGATCGAGCGTGAAATGTCCTTCCGTAATTTCCGCTTCCACATCACGCCATACAAGCCACCAAAGAACAAGATCAAAGAGGAGCGTGTTAAGGGGCTCTCGCAGTATTTCTCCTCTGGTCAAATCTTCTTTGGTGAGGCTCAGGCCGACTTGCTTGAGGAGTACGACGGCTTCGGCGTGATCGCGGAATTCCACCTCTTAGACGCCTTAGCTCAGGGCCTCGACATCTGGCGCCCAGGTAAGCTTGGACAGCATTTCGAAGACTTACGTAAGAAGGAAGAGGAACTGTTCTCCAACCGCGACGTTATGACGGGATACTCGGTGTGACCTATCCACGCATGTTGAATCTTGATGAGGCCACAAAAACACGCTTGGTATCGTACATCTACGACGAGCTTACTCGTCATCATCAAGAACGACAGCAAATGGTTGACGAGCTAATGCAGTGGCAATCCGACTATTGGGCAAAGCCTTCGCTCGAACGTCGAACCTTCCCGTTCTTGGGCGCAGCGAACATCATCGTGCCTCTCACAGCAATCGCGTACGAGACGATCCACGCACGCTCAATTACAACACACTTTGCAGTAACGCCGTTCACAAGCGTAAAGGCCCGTCGTGCTGACTTTCAACAGATCGAGAATCCGCTTGAAAACTTCATGCAGTTCGAACTCCTTCATGAAGTTGGTGCGCGGCGTCCGATCGACGATTGCCTAGCCGAACTCGAGAAGTTTGGTACTGGAATCGGTAAGGTTGGCTACGAGCGTATCGTGCGTAAGGCTGTTCGTCCATCTCCTACAGGCACAGGCGAGGAAGAAATCGCTGTGGTTGTAAAGGACGGCAGCACGCTCGATCCTGTTCCCAACGCCAACTTCCTCATGCCTTTCTACGCAAAAGACCCTCAAACCGCTCCGTGGTGCGGGGAGATTCACACAGACAACCCGTACCGCGTCAAGCAACTAGAAGAGGGCGGCCTGTTCTACGAAGGCACGATGAAGTCTCTCGAGCAATGGATCGTTGGTGGATTCAATGCCGAAGGACAAAACAGCGAACGCAAGTACGAGCGTCATCTCGAAACACTCGAGAAACGTGTCGCACATTGGCCCAAGTTGCTCATTTGGGACGAGCTTTGGTGTACGTTCAACGTGGACGGTGATACGCAAGACGAGGAGATCGTTATCTATTTCCATGAGCCTTCGTTGACGCTTATGGGTGCTCGCTACAACTGGCACAGCGATCTTCATCGTCCATATCGTGTAGGCAACTACATCCGCGTCGAAAATCGCTGGAGAGGCATCGGAATCTGCAAGCAAAACGAGCAATTCCAGCGTTCTTTGACTACGCAGCATCGTCAGCGTCTCGATAACGCGACGATCGCGAATATGCGGATGTTCAAAGTTCACAGAATGAGCGGTTACGGCCCAAAAGAGCCCATTTTTCCAGGCAAAATGTGGTTTTTGGACGACATGAGCCACGTTGAGTCGCTGGAAATAGGCGATGTACGCCAATCTTCGTTCATGGACGAACAAGCAACCCTGATTTACAGCCAACAACGCACCAAAGTGAACGAACTTGTGCTTGGAATGCCTCAACAAGGCACGCCAGGCACCGCCACAGGTGACTTGGCACGGATCAAAGAGGGTCAGTTGGGCTTCGACTACGTATTTCAGAATGAAAAGCTGTTCATTTCTGAGCTTTGCATGGACGTTCTCGCCTCTATTCATCAATTTGGAACGAGGCACGTCGAGTATTTCAAGTACGCAGAAGGAGGTGACCTCCTCATACAACTGTTTCAAATGCCGATGTCGTTGATTCGTGAATCTATCTTGTTCGAAGTTGGTGCGGC